TCCTGCTGCCCTTGCTGCAGCGACTGCGCGTGCTCCTGCGCCGACTGTTCGAGCGCGTGTTGATGCTCCATCCCCGCCATGCCCACTTCGTGCGCCATCTTCAGGCCCGTAGCGAGCCGCTCTTCCGCCGCTTCGGCGGCCGGGTCCAACTGCGACTTCGAGGCCGAGATACGCGCGACGGCAATCGACGTCGCGTTCTTCATCATCTGCAGCGCCAATTCTCGATCGGCGTCTGTGTCGGCCTTGTGCTGCGCAATCTGCAAATCGGTCTGCGCCTTGATCTTCGTTTCCTCAAGGCTCCCCATCTGCTCGGCCTGCTTCGTTTGGATGAATTGCTGCGCCTTCTGCAGTTCCTGTTGCATCTGCATCATCTGCGCTTTCACTTGCGGCGGCACTTGGTCCTGCCCTTGCTGATCCGACGCGGCTTGTAGTTCCGGCGGCAGCGCCTTCCGCGCAATTTCCGCCATCTTGTGCGCGTTCGGCATCGACAACTGCTCGATGTATTCCGGCGTCAGCACGGCGGCCATCGGGGGCGGCAAATGCGGAATCAATTCGCCCAGCGCCGCCGCGCCCTCTTCCCGCTTCGTCGCCGTCGCCTTCCCGACACTCACCGTCACGGCATACCGGCCGTTGTTCAGGTCGTAGAACTTGTGCAGCCCGTTGCTCATCGCTGCGAGTTCCGGCGTCACCTCAGGCGGGGAGGCTTGCGGCACGCCGGTCTGCGGATGCTCCTGATACGGCTGACCCACCATCACCTGTTCGGGTTCATCGTCCATCCCGAGAATGTGAATGATTTGCCCTTTTTGGGTAATCTTCGGGATGATTTCTACCGCGAGCTCGCCGGCATAGATGAGCGCCCGCTTCACGTTGTCGGGATAGTTGCTGTTCGCGAGGTCGCTCTGCGCCTGGAGCGCCTGCAACGCGCGCCCGCTGCGCTCGTTTGGATTCGTGTTGCCCAACGACGCATCGCCCGTGCTCGTCGTCGCCTTAATCGCATCCTCGCTGACGCGCATCAACTCGACGGCGGCCTGAATTGGTGGCTCCGTCGTGTCCAGCATCGGCTTCGGGTATTCCTTGCCGTCGGCGTCCCACGGGTCATAGGGCAGGTAGGCGTGATTGACGATGTTGCGCGTCTGCCAAATGGTTTTATAGTTCGCAACGGCTGGACCTGGGATGATCGGCGCGTTCTTCGGGGCGAGGGCGAAGATTTCCACGGCGCCGCTATACGTGTAGTTCACCATCCGCTGCGCGTCCATGCCTTCTTCGATGACGCCGCGCAGCCAGACCTTTCCGTCCACGTTCAACTCTTCGCCCAGCACCGGAATCAGCGGAATGCGCGATCCGACCCAATCGAACTTCTGTAGTGACTTGACCGCGTTGATCTTGTCGCACTTGACCGATGGCACTTGCATCACGCGCTCGGCCTTGATTTGCTCCTTGTCAGCCGGCTTCTCTTCGGTGATGCTGCCGTCCTGCAATTGGTAGAGATGCCGCTTGGTGTAGATGATGCGGTAATACTCCGCGATGCGGATGCTGTCTTGGCTCACCCAGGAATTCCAGGTGCTGGTGTCGCCGGTCGTCGTGAATGTTTCAAGGTCACGGATATCATCGGTGCCATATAGCCGCTCGTATTCGTCGCGGCTGATGTCCTCCGTCACGAACATCCACTTTGCATCAGAGCGCGTGGGCTTCACCGCGGACGGATCGCAATAGACGGTCAGGTTGTTCGTGATGCGCTCCATGAACAACGCCTGCCACATCACCTCCGGTGTCAGCGGTCCATCCCACCGCTCGTTGATGTAATCCGTGCGCAGCCTGAACCACCCGAGGCCGCCTTCGATGCCTTGGTCCGCGGCCCACTCGACAGGCGATTCGCCTCTCGAGCGGTTCAGCATCCAGCGCAGATAGCCCTTAAAGATATCCGCCGTGTCCGCATCGCTCCCGCCACCGGATGGCAGCACGTCAAACCCGAAGGAGGCGTTTTTAATGGTATTGGAGACTTGCCGCACGGGCTGCGAGAGACGGTCGACCACGAGACACGGCCGCGGCGGCTGCGCGGATTGGCCTTGAATGCTGCCCCCGCCTTCGCGCGCAATCCTGATGGCGTCTGGCCATTGCTTGCCGACGCGGAACTGCTTCGCGAGGACGATGCGGGCGCGCTGCGCTTCTTCGGCTTCTGCCGCGCGGTTCCAGCGTTCCCGCGCTTCGCGAATCAGATCCTCGTCTTTATCGGCCAACGACAGCCTTCAATCGCTGTAACACACCGCGAGAGACGAGAATCTCTTCGTCGTCATCATCGCGTCGATCATAATCGGGGTCATCGTCCAACCAGCGCAGACTGTAACCAGTCGGTGACTCTTCATCCTTCGTCAAGCATTCATCAAGCAGTGCATGAATCGCGGCTTGCATTTCAGCGCGCGAGTCCTTAAGCGCCTGCTCTTGCGTAAGAATTTCAGTGAACGTCATCGTTTCAGCCCCTTCAAGGCTTCGCGTTCCGCTTCAATCCCCGGCATCGCGCGCCGCGTCAACTCCCGCCACTTCAGCGCGTTCTTCGCATGCTTCAGCAGCCGCACCTGCACCCGCGGGGGACAGGCCAACAACAGGAAGTAATCGTAAATGGCGTTCAGCGTCCCATCCTCTTCGCCAATCCGATACCCGCGCCAGATGTCGCCCGCCACGCGCTTCCATTTCTCGCGGCCTTCGCACACGATGGCCAACAGCCGTGGCCGGTCCCGCTCCATCTGGCGAATGAATTCCTGAATGTTGTCCGTCAGCGCCCGCTCGCGCGTCGTGCTGTAGCCGACAATGGGGAGGTCTGGCAATCGGAACATTACGAAATTTTGAATGACTCTACCATGATTCGCCATAGCACCCATCCCACGCCGAGCGCGATAACGCCCCAGAACAGGAGACTGAACGCAATCAACCAGCCCTCTGCGCGCGGTAATGAGTCATCAATGCCCCAGACAAAATTCCAATAACTTGTGCGGATCGGCCAGCGCTTGCGTTGTTCAACGAGATGGCGCGCATAGGAACGAAAGGGCATCTTCATTTCATCCCATCCATGACTGACTGAACCCGGTAAACTGCGGTGTCGGCACGGGCGCCTCCTTCGGCTTGCGCGCCACGGTCTGTGCAAACGTCAGCGCCAGCGCATCCCCTTCATCCGGCGATGGCACGTCCCGCGCCTTCATTTCCTTCTTCGACTCCAGCCACACCCGCTGCTGCAAGTCTTCCCGCAAGCCAGGCGCCGTGAGGTCGCTCTCGAGCCGCGGGCTGGGATCTATCGCCCCGTTCAGCAGCCAGTCTTTCATCCGGCCCCACATCATGTCCCGCATATACCTGAACTTGCGGTCTGGACTGTCAGCGCCGAAGTTCACTTCGAGCAGGTTGGTAAAACCAAGCTCACGCAGGCGTGTGCCCACGCTTCCGGCGATACCAGCGGAGTCGAGGAAGAGCATAGATACACGATGCCCTCCATAGGAGCCAGCCAATACATCTGAGAGACGATTGGTGAGCACCGAAGGATCACGTGTGAGTTCGCCGGCAATGCGGATAGCAGGGATGCTACGCGCGTCTCGACCTCGTCGAAAGCGTATGACGTTACTGTCCTTTCCACCCCACGCCAAGTCACATCCAGCCACGAGCGGCTCGTCATCCAACACCTCAACCTTTCGCTTCTGTGCCTCGCGCACCCGCATGAAGTCAATAAACTGCGCATCTTCCGCGTTCGGTGGCAAGCCTCGCACGCGCACCCGGAAGCGGTCGCTCTCTTCGCCCCACTCCGTCAACTGCTCCGCAATCAGATCCTTGTTCGGAAACTTGCAATCCCGCGCATCAATCGTCCACGTCTTCCACCCGCGGCCCTTGCCAGCGAAGACGATGTCGTGAAAGCTGCCGCGGCGCCGCGTCGGGTTGCCGAACAAGAAGTGCATCGGCTCACCGTCCGTCAAGCCGCCTTCCTGCACCTCGTGGATGATCTCTGGGACGTTCGAATCTTCGTCGTTCACATAGAAGCTCGTCGACGCCGCGTTGTGCTGCCCGGCGAATGACTCGGAGTTCTCCGGGTCGCACGTCTGCGGGCTCACCTTCCACTCCGAGCGGTAGCCCTTGCGATACATAATGCTCGTGTTGATTTCGAACCAGTGCGCCGTGATGGCCCGCTTCGCCCACGTCGTGATGCTCGGCCACGTCTTGTCCTGCAACTGCGGCCCCGTGTTCGCCGTGATGACGCCTTTGGCGTTGCGCCTGGTGGACATCAGGAAGCTGACCAGCATGCCCGTCAGTGCGCCTTTGCCGATGCCGTGGCCACTGGCGACGGCCGCACGTATCGGCATCACGGCATCGACGCCGTTGAACTTACGCAGTCTGATTTCGTGGCCGAGCCATTCGAAGAATTCGCACTGCCACACGTCCGGCTCGCGATATGGCTCGAGCGGGCCGGGTTCGCCCCACGGAAAGGCACCGCGGACCCATGCGAGCGGGTCGGCGTAGAGCTCGCCGCACCAGTCGTGTAGTTCGTCTTCGAAGTGACGCGAGACGAGCGCGGATTCAGTCAACGCTGACTTCCCAGAATCGTGCGGCGGGATGGAAGATAGGACTTACGTCTGGGAATGCGGCCATGTAATCACGTGCGGTCACTTCGCGCAGATAAACAATTGGCACGTCGCGATAAGTCTTTCCGTCGCGCCTATCCCAGTCCACTACTTCACGTTCGCCAGGAGCATGCCATTCATAATCGATGATGATTTCACTCATCGTTCCCCCGTGCGCGCAGCTTCGCGCGGTCCAGCCGTGACAACGTCTCATCCGTCAGCAGCGCAATCTCCTGCACCTGTTCCTTCGGCTTGTCGATCGCGCGGTTTAGTAGGTCCGTGAACGCCTGCACGCTTGGATCTTTCTCCCAGACTTCAATGCGTTCATCGTCCTGATTGACATCTTCAAGCGACTTCACACGTTCGAACTTTCCCGTCTTCTTATCGCGATAGACGAGATACTGCAGGCCTTTCGCGTTCGCCACTTGGGCAGCGATGAGCGGCTCGAGATGGGCCGTGATGGCCTGACGCACGAGTTCGCGCGCGGCATCCTTTGCCATCGTCTTCGGCCACTTCCACGTCTGCCCAGTCGGCGGCCGTTGGCCTGGACGCTTGCCGCCATGTTTACCACGCGTCTTTGTCAAGTTTGTCAAGCGGATTGTGGCACAGGTTTGCACCACTTCAACCAGTCACGGAAGAGAATCGCGCAGGACGGGCAGAGATGCAGGGCTGTAGGTCCGTCGCTGGTGT